GTTGTACCCCGCGCCGTTCGTGCTCACCACATACACCGCCGTGGAGTTTGTCGCAACAGTAACCACCAGCACCCCGCCGGGCTCAGTGCTCAAGGTCGTGTCGCCATTAGGGATACCGAGCGATTGGGCCAGAGTGGCCACGGCTACAGTACTCGTAATGACGATCGAAGTGACGTCCTGCGTGAGGACGCCGGAGATGATCGTGGTCGAGGTCGACGGCTGACTGATCGTAAACGCAGACGAGGTCGCGACAGTCGCTCCGAGAACGAGAGCCGGGGCCCAAGACTTGATCCAATTGAGAACGCGCATAGATACGGACTCCTTTTGATTGTTAATACTATAGCCTGTAGCCGACATGACGTCAAGCACTAAAGGGCGCCACGGCACAATAAAGTCGGGGCTGAGTTCCAGCTGCTTGCGGAACGCCCGAACCTGAGCGGCGAGCCCCGGATGAAAATCTTCGAGCTCGTCCTCGGCTTCCGCCATGTGGCCCATCGCAAACACCCAGTGTTCCGGGTAGCCCTTGTGGACCTCCTTCATGAGAGCCCTAGCTTGGCCCAAATGTTTTAAACTGCAACACACGCACGACTTACGCATTGTTGCCTCCTCTAAGCTTTCTCCCCCGCATCGCTTCCGACCGAGCCGCTTTATTTTCTGGGTTGGCCCAAAAAAGAGACATCCGCAAAGAACTAGCCGCTTTATCTTCTGGCCGAGCCCTAAGAGCCTTCGACATCTCCGACCTGCGGGCCCTAAGGGCGAGGTTCGCCCGTATTGACTTTCTTAGAATCGCGCCTCTTCTGGCCCGCTCCCCAGGTACCGCCCAGGATTTGACGCCAGAGGCTGACATTTTAGCGCGCGTAGTTGGGCTGGTAACTAAGGCGGCGTTCCCGCCGGAGGCCAAGTTATACCCGTTGGGGGATAAAGACCTGCAGACGGACACAAACACAGCCTCGAAAGCGTTCAGGCTCTCGGTGGGAAGGCCCGAGGCTAGGACGGAAACCCGCATATTCTGTATGCCGTACTTGGAGATAGCGGCATGGACCGCCTTGCATCCGGGGTGCTTAGTGTGCCAGCGCATCCTAACTGAAAGAGGTTTCCGCGTCTGACCAACGTACGCCTTCCCAGCAGGGCTGGTTATGCGGTAGATCATACCGGTGTATCTTGTTAGGGCTGTCTCCACTTAGCCACCCCCCGACCCGGACGACTGGGCCTTAGCGTTAGCCAGCATGCGGGCGATCTCCGTTTTCGCAGCCGCCATTTGAGCCTCCAACGAGAGCTCAAACGCCTGGCGTTCGGCCTTAAGCTGGGCGTCGTGGGCGAATCGCTGGCGACCCAGCATAGCCGACTCGGACGCCTTCTGCTTGCGCATGTCCACGATACTGGACTGCTTCTCCGCCTCAATGCGGAGCTTCTCTCCGGCTTTCATCTCCTCAATTTGTTTATCCCGGTCAACAAGCACGCCACGGGCCTCCGCGAGCATGGCTGATTGTTCCTCAGCGGCCTTCTGCTGGGCCTCGGCAATTTTCTCAGCGATCTTCTGCAAGAAGTCAAGAGTTACTTTGCCCGCCTTCAAGAGATTCGAGACTTGCGCGACGAACTCTTGGCGCGTAGGGTCTTCAGCGAGAATCTGCAGATGCTCTGTAATATGGACCAATGTGACTTCGAGGACAGAGATCAACTTCATGGGATCTTGCAAGCCCTGTCCGCCGCTCTGCTGGACCGCCGAGATAAGCTCGTTGAGGGGCTCGACGTGGACCAGTATGTGCGCGACGTGTTCTTGATCCGAACCGACAGTAACTGAGGAGCCCTCACCAAGGTCGTTACTCTCGAGCCGGGCTATAGAGCTACTATTCGACGGGATATCGTCACGCGTCTTAGCGGCTTTGTACCTATTGATATTGCGCTGACCGACCAACGCACCGAGCCAATCGCGAACCGCGTTGGTCCTACCGTGCTCATCGAAGCTTCCGCGCCCCTGCATGATCTGGTTCGCGATATCGAGACGGACGCCCCAGCTGCCCATGCCAATGGCCTGGGTCGCGTGGAGCGAAAGGCTGTCGGGATTGAGGTATTCCTCAGGAACGCCGCGGGCAAGACAGCGGGCAGTGAACATCGTCGCTTCCTCAGAGCCGGGCAAGGTCTTGTCGTTCAGCAGTACGGGCGAGGTGAGGCGCCTAAAGATCTCGCGGTACAGACGCTCAAGCTGGATATAGTCGAACGCAACGTTGGCCTTATCGAGCCGAGCTTCCTTAGCGGACTCCTCGGACACCTGCCGCGCGCTCTTCTGCACCTGATTCTCTGCCCAGGACTCTGAGTGCTGGCGCCAAACGCCGGTGTTATTGCGCATAATGGACGCGGATAGATCCCGAACCTGGACCAAAGGCGCTAGGGGCGGGGAGAAGGTGGCGTTCTGAATCGCATCGACCCCCCGGGGCAGCAGGGTCATGAGGCCCATCCGCACGAGCTGCAGCCGCTTGGAGTCAACCAAGTCGCTGTTGGGCTTCAGTATTACTGTGCCCGCGAGCATAGCGGCGTCAAAGACCCGGCCAAGATAGCGGTTCGAGAGATCGCAGTGGGGCTCAATCTCAGCCGCTAGGCCCCGGACGCTCTTGATGAAGCCGTCGCCCCAGTTATAGGGGAGGCACCACACAACCTCGTGCATGAAGTCGTACAGATCCCGGCGCTCACAGAGGAAAGACTCCTCAGTCTGCACAGAATCGAGACGATCGGGGGAGAAGATGAGGTGCGAGATCTTACCGCTCAGGGGCTCGCGGACGAACAAGTGCCGAACCTGGAGGGGATCGAACATCCGGCTGATAGTCGAAGGCTCGTTGTTGCGAATCTGCTGCTGCAGGCGCTCCCAGGGGCTGATTGCCGCGTAAGCGGGGCTGCCCTGGTCGGTGCCGGTCCGGGTCTGGGCGACGTAGTGGGAGACAAGCAGGGCCCGGACAGCGGAGAAGTCCCAACCCTCCGACGCCGCGGCCTTCTCGTTCTCGGCAATATCCAGAAGCTCATAGCCGGTCATGGTGTCGGAGAAGCCAACAAGGTTCCAGGAGTCAACATCCACGCGGGCGTGGGGCTCGGGGAGAAAGCAACTGCGCTGCACAGGATGGGGGCGCCAGTCCCAGGGGTCGCGCCACATGGCCAGGCCGAAGTCGAAAGCGTCTGCTTCCCGGCGGCACTGGTCCATGGTTGTAAGGAACGAGGGCCAATCGCGCAGGGTGCGGGTAAACTCTTCGCCAACAACGTCTTCCCAGCGGTCGCGGGGCTGGTTCTCCGCGGTCTCGCCGGGGGGAGCGATGAACTCAAACTCGGCCACAGTGGGAACTTCCATGAAGAGCTCGAAGAACGCGCCCGCCTTCTGGTCTAAGATGGCCTTCATTTCACGAAAGTTCGTATTGCAGATATACGACATACAAAGCTCCCGCAGCTTCGCCTCGTCGTACGGGGGGTTCCCGTCAATCATACCCTTATACCGGGCGCGGCGGCGGGAGGACGGCTCATCCGCCTCTTCGAGCCGCTTAAAAATTTCGCGGGCAACCTCGACAGTAGGAACGGCGGCCTTCACCGCCCTCCCGGCCTGAGAGATCAGCTGAAGTTCCGTTGGGCTGGTGGCGCTATCCGGCATGTACGTTCCCCCTGCGCAGACGCGCTGCTAGTGATATCTTGGCCCGGGTCTCCGCCGTGACGGGGTGCCCCATCTTAGCCGCCGAGATTTTAACCCCAATCCACGCGGGCCGGGGCCCCCGGTGAACCGCCGACATCTTCGCCCGGGTCTCAGGGGACGCCCTGCGGCCCGCGCACTTAGCCGACTGCTCCGCCCTACGCCGCGGATCGCTCCAATACGAAACAAGTCTCCGAGAGTGCGCGGCAACCATCTCGGGGGTCCGGACCTTTCCGGAGTTACCAGAAGATATTCTCTCCCTCACTACATCGCTCATGGCAATGTTGGCATTCCCTCCTGGGTGTAGGTTGTACCCACCGGGGGCGAGGGTGCCGAACAAGGAAACGCACAGTCCCTCGCACAGGTTGAGGCACGTCGCCGGAACGCCAACCATCAGGGGGAAGACGCGGCAGGCGGAGCTCCCATACTTTCGAAGCGCCCCGCGAACCGCATGGCAAGCCGATGAGGGGGCTTTGTGTTGGCCGATCCGCACGGATAGAGGGCGCTTAGTCTGCCCAACATACGACTTCCCGCTGGGCGACGTAATCATGTAGACTGTCCCAGTACGAGTGACTAGGCTGGTACACTTACTCATGAGTCCACCAGCATCCCTTCTCTACCGCCCCGGGCGGTCTCGGGCCCCCCGACCACACCAACCCAAACGCGGGGAGAGCCAAGCCTCTACAGACCCCCAAGAAGTCATCTTGGGCCGTCGTCCGGCCCCCCATCGCTGACTTCACCAGAGCCCTCAAGCCAGTACAACTGACACAGGAACCAAGGTCTGACATCGCGCACCTCCGACAGACCCTCGCTCTCTGCTCGGCAATCCGGGACTCGACAAAAGGTATCCGGCGAAAGAACTTGTTGCAATTCTCGACCACCTCGAAGAAGTTCGGGCGGTGACTACCGGGCTCGCCGTCCCCATAACAAGAGCCTTTAGGCAGGGTAAGGCACATATGGGTCTCAATCATCTCAGACAACTTCGATGGGACGGCGAGCCCCGCGGTCTCATAATGACGAACAACCTGCCGCTCTAGGTCCACCTTTGATAAAGTGGACTCAAAGTACCGCCTGGTCTCGGGACACGTGTAGAACCAACGCCCCCCAGGCGGCAGATAGAATGTGGAACGTAACTGCAAGTTAGTCCTCTCCGTACCCGAACCGCCCACCAGGCGCGGACCATACCGACAAACCAGTCTGTCCCTCGCCCAAGGCAAACGTAATTGCGCCCCCGAAGTAATTAGGGGCGCTGCCAGGCGCCAGGGGTATCCCAACGCCATCGGCTGCCCGGGTGCGGCCAGTCGCGACATACACAATACTGGTGCCAAGGTTCATTACATATCGGGGCTGGCGGACCTTGGTGATCCGACGCCACAGGTTGGAGTTCGAGTCGGCTACCGGCACCCATCCGACGGCCAAGGATGCATTGGTGGGAGTGATCGTAAGATTGGTTACCCCCGAATGCATCAACATAATATAAGTCTGGCGACCCGCAACCGTCTGAAGCACGGCGCCCACAGGCACTGCGGTTGTAACGCTATAGGCCGTGGCCGCTTCAACCTGGGCCGGGGCCGCCAGAAACACAGACTGGCTATTCGACGGAGCGTTTAGTGCGAAGTCGGCTGCTCTTGCGAAGGCCGTCAACGACAACAGAATGCTTACTGTCCATAGCCGCAACGAGGCGCTCGACACTTTCACGTACATTTCCTTCACCCTCCGGCGCCGGGATAATCGTTGGTTCAGGAGGCGGCGCCCGCTCCCTGACCTTTACGCTGACACTCGAGTCGAAGATGGGCGGAATGCCGCCGCGGGTAGAGATCATGTACTCGACCCGCCGCCGATCGACCATGGGCCTTGACACCCACAGACCGTCAACCACAGCCTCGTACAGACCATCGCCCGCGGGGCGGATGACGATCTCCTTACCCGAGAACGGGCAGGACGTGACCGTCGAAGCAGCCGGGAGGGGCACCCCCGCAGGGACCCGAGGCGCTAGGGCGCGGAGGAGATCCGCCTCGGTGGCGAAAAGGGGGGTCGCCCAGCCGCTATCCCGGTAATCCGAGGTAGCGAACCAGCCGATCCCCGTCTTCCACAGGGTGATGGGGGTCCCAAAGAAAGGGCATTTAAGACTTGGGGGCAATACGTTCTCCCAGTTGATCCTGGCGGTTCACAAGGTTCGAGATGTCGACCACTCGGTACATCGCTTCGCGAAGTTTCACGTTGACTTCAACGAGAAGACCTTGGACGCTGGGGTCCAGCTTCTCGCCTTCCTTGGGGGACGTGAGCTCCAGGAGCTTGAGGAACGTCCCCTTGATCCGCTCGTTCATGTCCTCGAAGATCAGTTCGCCACGGCTCTTTTCGGCCACTTCGGTCTTGACAGTCGATTCGCTCATAAGTTTCATTTGTCTCCTTTCCATCATTACACCACAATTCGGACGTTTCGTCAACGACTTTCGTACGTTGTTGAAAGATTGTTGAAATCAGCCAGCCCCTCGGGCTCCCAAGGACCGTCAAGACCAGCCTCGATCGGCCCTTCCGGCTTAGCCTCTGAGCCGCCGGGGGCAAGATTCAGGCGCTCCCGGGCAACCCCGAGGCACATGATGTACGCGTCGAACTCGTTGGGGCTCTTCAAGCCGGTGGCCTTGCGATAGTCGTCCTTGGTCTGCAGGGCGATACGCCCGCTTTTCCTGCGCAACTCGCGCCGAACAGCCTGGGACACAACGCTCTCAGGCACATCGCGAAGCTGCCGGTAGTTGCCGTACTCCCGGATCAGACACGCCAGCTCAGTGGCGGCGTCCGAGTAGACATCCTTGGCCAGCCGAGAGTTGAAGGCGCTAACGCTGCGCTCGCTGGCGCGGGAGCCGAAAGAGAAGCGTAGAATGCGACTGGACCACGCGGAGGAGATGGCGTCAGCAACGCCCTGGGTTCCCGAGTCGTCCACTCCGAGGTACTCAGGCCGCAGACCCGAGCTCTGGCAGGCGGGCAGAACGTAGTCCAGAATCTGATCGGTGACAGTCTTGTCGGTCTTCGAGGCCTTAATGGGGATCTGGCGGGGAGTATGCTCCGCCCAAATGATATACTCGCCAGTCGTCAGCAGGCCAGCCCAGGCGAACTGCAGGATGCAGAGATCCCCGCCGTAGCCCGGATCCAAACCAGCTATCAGGGTGGGGGGTTGGAGCCACCGTGGGGGCTCGTCAGACTGGTGCATCATGCCCCAAACGCGGGCCTCGTCCATCGAAAGGACTGTGGGACGGGACGAGGCGGCCATGGGGTATGCGCGAATCATTTTCCAAATATCTGGAGAGTCGGCATTGCCCCCTTCCGACTTGATCATCTCGTCGAGGGTTTCCTTGTTGAGCAGGTATGGGTACTTCTTGTCGCCGCCTGGCTCAGTGATGGCGGGGGACCGGAAGCCGTCGTGGCGTCGGACAACCCCTCGGGAGGTGCGCCAGTGCTCATTGTTCTCGTTGGCAATGCCCGAGGCCCAGCCTTCGATAGGTTCTGAATTACGTCCCGCCAGGTCGTCGAACGAATCGATGTTGGTAAGGCAGGCGACCTTGAAGTCGCGGGTACCGACCTTCAGGTTGAGGAGCAGGGAGGGGGCCAGAATGGCGGGATGCATCTGGGACACTTCGTCATAAATGGCCCTAACGTACGGGGCGTGCATGCCCCTGATGCGGCCAACCGCTTCGGCAATGGGGCCTTCCTTGATGGCGAGCCCGTGGATGCCCATCTTTGTCGAGGCGGTCGAAAGGCTGTCGAGGTCCAACACAATAGCTGTGCGGACAGTGCTCTCCTGGCCCGGGAAGCCCAGGTCCTTAGCCTTGAACAAGCGGAAGTAGTGGATAACCGCAGAGAAGTTACGCTTGAGAAGAGCGTCCTTCGTGGTACTGGCCATGAGGGTGATGGTCTCGTTGGGGTCTACCAGCCAGTCCACGTAGGCGAGGAGGCCATAATCGTTCGACTTGCCAGAACCCGCGCAGCCCCAAGTCATTACGAAGCTTTCCGTGGTCCAGTCGTAAACGTGCTCCTCTGCCCAGCGGCTCAGGCCCCACTCGTCCTCAGTGAGGATCTGGGTGCCGTTAGCGAGCTTGTACCGCATCGCCTTGATGAAACACTCGTGGGGATTGAGGATGTTGCCCGCCCTATACGCGGGCTCCCGCCACTTCTTCCAGCACATGAGCTCAATGTTCACATCCGAGAGATTGTCGTTGAAGTCAAGACCGTACCGTCTTTTCATTTGTTTCCTTATGCTTTCGCTGAATACCAGCGTCCTTCGTTATCAACCCATGCCACATTGCCATCACCAGAACAGCGGATGGAAAAGACCTCGGAGATGTAGACCCTGTAGACCATGCTCCAGCAGCTCCCAAACCCCAGGTCGTGGCCGGTGCAGCGACCAGGGGCTACCCCGAAGTCCAGGCAGTGCGCAAGCTCGTGAATAAGCGTCTGTTCCCGGGCATGCCAGGATAGTTTGCGATTGACGGCTATCGTGCTATCGGGGTCGCCGGGTTTGAAGAACCCCCCAAGCAGGGGGTCCCTCTTCGAATAGCGCTTGGGCAGGAAGCCGATATGGGCCAAACGCTTGGGCTCCGGCATTGCCAAAGCGACTACTCCTATGGTTCTACGGAGCTCTGGCGAGATGCCTTTGTCCTCCAGGGCCTTGGAAATGATAGGGAAGTGGTCATTCGACTTACGCATTGGCCTCCTTAGAAGAGTTAATATGCCCCGCCTGGCGCAGGGCCTTGGCTTTGGTCTTGTGGCCCCCGCCATCCACGGCGTGGTTCAGGGGCGTCTTGGCGATCCGGCCTTGCGCCTCGATGATGCGGTACTTGCCGCTCATCTTCTTGACGTATACTGGAAGATGCTCAGTCATTGGGGCCTATGGGCGATACGTTGTGGGTCCTTCGCCATCTCGTCAAGCCAAGAATCTAAGGCGCTGAGGGCCCGATTCGCGAAGTCCTGCAGGGGCTTCATGTCTGTGGCGATTCGACCTGACGAATAGAAGTGGCAGCCATTGCACACGTAGGTATAGCCGCCCTTCTCGTCAGGCCCTTGGATATTGGTGATGGGGTTATCGGCTCGGGGCATTGGTGGCCTCCACGTAACAGATGATGCCGGTCGAGTTGAACCAGTTCGACCAATCAGTGGCTTCTACGGGCTCGACGGTCTTAGGCTCTANGGCGGGGATGGCCGCGCTGAGTAGCTTGGCGAACAGCTCATGGCCAAGAGCTACCTCAGCTTTCGCCCTTTCAAGCTGAGTCTCTAGGGCCCTGATGGTCTCCGCGTCCCGCTCCACTCGGGCGGTAGCTGACGCTGAGATCCCGCCGATTATGATCAGCATAACGAAGACGGCGAAGAAGCTGGTGAGTATCGGGTATAGACCGGGACCACTTTTTTCGGGGGCTGCCATATGTCTCCTAATTTTTTTTTT